TCAAGCACCAAATGTTATCTCGTCCACGTGCCGAATATGAAAAATTACGTGAAGCACTTCTTACCCATGGATAACCATGTAGATATGAAACATGAGGACCTCATAGCGGAAGGTGCTCGAGTGTATTACAAAGATCTAAGAAACTATATGCGCATAGACAGGTCCCGTCGTAGCACAATAGGACATCGAGAGCACGGACAAGAAAGTTTCGTCTCGAGACAGTATAAAAACGCCACAGTTAATGATGTGAAGTGGGGGTATTGAATAGGCTTATAGAATTGAAACTATACATTGTTATAAAAGATGGCGATTGATAAAACGACGAAAGATAAATTGACCGATTCCGAGAAGAAGAAAATCAAACAAGAGAATAAGGCTAAGGCGAACCCTGGCAAGGCTGAGGCTAAGAAGGAGAAAAATGACGCGTGTCGGGAAAAGCGGAAGGAAGAGGGAACTACTAAATCATTTTCATAATCACAAACATTCAAAATCACAACTTTTACAATGAGGATAACTCATTCTAAAAGCTGTTCCAAACGGGGCTCGAACCCGGGACCTTGGCGTTATAAGCACCACGCTCTAACCAACTGAGCTATAGGAACGGTGCAACCTGGTTATATGACTAACCAACTTGTATAACGGTGGGACTCCCCCACAAATGATTTACACCCCAATACTTTAAGCTGATAAATGGAATGTAAGCCCGGCAGCTTTAGTTGACCCAAAGCTAGTGAATGATGATTCCAAACTTCTTGGACATGAACTTCTCGACACCCCCAAAAGACGGAAAACTCCAGAGATACCAACGTGACCAAAAACCAGCACTGTTGATACCACTCATTCCCCAATTCTCTGAGAAACTGTAATCTACATTCAACATCCTGTCATGTATCTTCTTGGGGTCTCTCTCTGCTGATGTGCGTTTGGGTACTCGACCACCATGGCGGAGTACGTAGGAACGCATACGTGGAGGATTCTTGTGTTTGGTGTAGTCGGAATATCCACTCGCACCAAAGTCAACAGTCCTGCCGTCTTCTAATGTAGCCCTAAATTTCTTAACAGAATTGGGGCTACGAGTAATCTTGACGTGCATACTTATAATATACTTTGAAAATAATTTACATGCTGCATGATTTGCACCCGTAGGCTTCCTTCTTGGGGAGGAAGAAGAGATGCTCATCACCACGCTTCACACGGTAGAGGTGATCATACATGTGAAGAAGGGCAATAGCAAGAGCGAGGCTAGACACTACAACACCCTTCATCTTACGAGCCTTGAAGGCGTAGAGAACGATGCTAGCAGCGAGAACCATCTGAACAATAGTTAGTTTGGGGGTGGAGGGCATCGAGAAACGAGTGGCAACGTCCTTGACTTCCTTAGTGGGCTCGGGCTCCAACTTTTCTTGGGTATAACCAGGCATTTTATTATCTACTGAGAAAATAATGTGGAGGCTCTTGTTGCTCCCAACCCTAATGATCGCCTATGATTTTTTGAAGCTCCCTATAGATACTCTCTACTTTCAGAATCTGATGAGACCCTTGTCAGGGATAAGAAACACTTTTAGAGACATGTTATACTTCAACTCAGAGTGTTCAGTGAAAAACTTCCCTGGTTTGATGTTGATAAAGTTTCACTTCGACGAGATCAAAGAAGAATTTGAAACTATTCACCCATCCCTCGATAAAACATTTTACCATGACATCAGTCCGTGGTTCGAGAAGAATGAGGAGTATTACTTCTACAAGGTTGAACATTTTCCAATTCTAAATAGTTTGGTGAAAAAGATTCCATGTATAGATACCAAAGTCGCCACATTCGCCGTGAGTGAAGGACCGATGAGGCTGTATCCACACAGAGCTGAGTCTAACTGTCTGCTAAGATACCACATCACTATACAAGGTGGTGGTGCGTGCACTTTGTATACTGAGGGGGGTTCACACGTTCATGAAGAGGGTGAAGACTTTATATTCGACCAATCTAGGTATCACGAACTCGTGAAAGAGGGCACCGGTAAACGGGTGGTTCTCATTTTAGATATCAATAGGTGAGATGATTCCGACACACAGCTATGTATTTGTCACTTCCACCGATGAGCTCTAGGGTTTCATCGTCTACGATTCGTTTAGTGAAAGGACCTAGAGTTCCATCATTACAACGCATACAAAGTGCTGAAAGTTTGGTTACATCACACGCGAGTGGGATACAATCAATAAGTTCCCCAAACTTATGCTGAAAAGAATCGGCGTCGAGGCCAGCGAGAATCACAGACTTGTTTACGTGTAGACAACACTCCACAAACTTCTTGAGTCTAGGGAAGAATTGTCCTTCATCAATAGCAATTATATCAGCCCTATCAAATTCATCTGTATTAATAATTTCAAAAGGATCAAACACTTTATGACAGTCGAATTGAACATTATCGTGGGTTTTTAGAACTTCTTCTGGTGACCTGATATCTTTTGCGGAATTTATAATCATTACATCTTTTCCGATAACTTTTAAACGCTTAAGTCTCCGAATAAGTTCAGAGGTTTTACCAGAAAACATATTCCCCATAATAATCGACAACCCCATTCCCTCTGATTAATATACGGGTATATCTTTTATATGTATACTTTTCACAGAGCAACTTTTAAGGGTCACGTGGGGTATTATGACCCAAAGTCAGGAAGTGTGAAATTTGGTTCACAAGTATTTCCAAGTATTGAGGTAGCTATAAAATATCTGAATGAGAAGTAAGGTGCTATTTCAACTTTGATATAGTATAAAGAGCTAATAGTGTATGTACAGCGTAGTACACGATATTGTAATCATCTTTAGATAACCGCTGTTTAACCTGCAAAACCGAAAATATATCGTATAATTGCCTATTCTCATCTAACCCACATTCTTTGTTGTATATGGGCATAAGAAAACACGCCTGCTCTTTGTTAGGGTTAAATATTCCCTGTATAATCAGACCGATCGCACCGATTAAAAGAATGTACAAAATACGTACATCTTTGAATATAAATGGACCGAGATAAATGAAAACACTTGTGATATTATGAAGATAATGTAAGATGTTATGCTCTAAAGGTACTTCTTTTTTACATGGAGAGTGATACTTATCTAACATGTAAAAAATCAAACCCAATAAACATAAAATTAAAACTTTATTCATCGTTCCTGAATTACACGGATATTTTTATCTTTAATCGAATCAAACTCCCGTGTCGACAATATAAAGTTTGAGTTGAGATTTTCTTTCATATGACTGACAGATTTAATGGCGAGTGATGCACCTGTATTTAAGACCCAACTCAACATAACACTACTGGGTGTACAATTTCGATCTTTCGCAATCGCGACAATATATTCATCAGATAGCGCACTTTTACACATCGGACTATACGCCATCACATTGATCATGTTTTTATTGCAGTATTCATGTAACTCCTTTTGTTGAAAATGTGGATGTAATTCAACCTGATTCATAGCCGGCTTCAAATGTTTTATTTTATCGAGGTGTTCAATTTTAAAATTCGAGACACCAACATTTCTACACAAAGTTCCTTCGAGTTCCTTCATTTTCGTGAATACAGTGAGAACATCGGCATCATACCGATTTCCATCTTTATACACGACCGGCCAATGAACCAGGTACATGTCTAAATATCCAACTTGAAGGTTATCTATGCTCGTTTGACAAGCTTTCTTCACATCGTCATGTTGATCATTCCATAATTTCCCAATGACAAATAAATCATCTCTCACACATACACCTTCATCGATACACCGTTTAATTTCTTTACCGATCATGACCTCGTTTCCATAGAAGTGTGCACAGTCAATAGTTCTGTATCCACATTTTATGGCATTATAAACATCATCTTCATTTACACCAAACGTTCCATACGCAATTTTATGCATTTCATATTTGTTAGGAAATATCATACGATCAATACATGTCTTGTTCAACCCATAACACAACGCGTCTGTTTCAACTCTGATCGTATCGTCTGTGAGGTTTTCACCAAATGAAAAATGAATATGATTATTTTTCACACTCTTGTCATTATACATGAACTCGAACATTTCACTCAAAGTAAATATATTTCCACATCGAAACATTTTGGGTAGATGGAACGTATCTGAATATTGTCTGTGTCGTTTGATGAGTGTGTCATCGTGAATACCTAAAACATGTCCGACGTGTGAGGCACCTATCATTCCCACATTTACAGCTTCCCCGTGATAGTATTCGTCTTTTGCCGCATATTCCAACGCATGTCCATATTGATGACCATACATGAGAATCGGATGTTGTTCCCATGGATCACTTCGCACATGTTCAATTTTAGCTTGAATCGTCTTCATCACGTTAGTAAACATATCATCATCCGATAGACTGAATTTTTCACACACCGCGTGTTTAATAATTTCTGCGTACCCGTCCCATATGAACCGATCGTCTAACGTTTTCAAAAAGTCGTAGTAAACATAAATGTTAGATGGCACTTTGTAGCACCCGATTTGATTTTTTCCATATTCCGTATTTAACGCCTGTTTATAAGATATGCACGCATCCGTCATGGCAAGTAAAGTCGTTGGGAAACTTACAAACTCTATACCTCTCTTGTACGTGCCCGCGATAAACCCAGCCAGGTTACTTACAGAACCACCACCCACAGACACGACAACTGTATGTGTATCCATCCTATGTTTTCCCATTTCATGTATAAATTTTGAATAATAGGAGAGATTCTTATACTCATCTTTGGCTTCAACCTCGAACACAATTCCATCAACTACTGGAAGCCCGTAGAGACGTTTAATATTCGTATCGATGAACAGTACAACCCGGTTTTCAATCTGCTCGATAACATGTTTCCATTCAGGGACAGTTTCAATGGTACATATATTTTCAACCTTTCTATTAATTATAATCTTCATTTACTGTATATGAATATACTGTTATTTGTTCTGGTGATCATTCACGCGGTGTGGATCATCGGATTCCAGACGTTTGGATTATTCCTGTTACCGAAGAAACTGTATTACATGTATCCGCTCGCATGTGCGCTCGTGAGTCTACATTGGATTATTTTCGACAATAAATGTATTTTATCTGTTCTGGAAAACAAGGTTTCTGAAGATAAAAATGGTAACGATGACACGTTCGTGTATAACGCGATACGCGATAAATTGGGTGTTCCCATATACAACCAAAAAAAATTCCAACATACGATGATGACGGTGAGCTTTCTCTACGTCGCGTATGTATACAGAAAAGATCCCAAGATTCTGGCACTGTGTCTCGCGTGTTTATATTTAAATAGATGGGATGTGTGGTCTAAAAATTTTCTGTAGATGTAGTATGAGCGATTGTTACTACACGAAATCGTATACAATCGACGAGGGGAATTATGATGGGGTTGTAGAGTGTACCTATGTTCTTCTCATGGAAAACTCAAAACGAGAAGAACAGATCCTACAACAAATTGAAGAGGCTAGAATTACCAGGCGGGTTGTAATCCAATATAACAAGGGATACAAGAAGTGTGAGAAAGATTTGCGAGTGAATAAACCAAACTACGATCTCGAAGATGCTGTGAAAAATGTTTTTAAGCACGCCCTTAGCCAAGGGTATTCTCGAATCGTAGTACTCGAAGATGACTGTGAATTTGATGAACGGATACGAGATCCAATCGTCGTGAATGACTTGCGTACATTTTTAGAGCGACGTGACCCAAAAATATACAATTTGGGGACATCAATTTCATTAACTTCACCATTCGATGTTCTTCTTCACAACAAGAACCAACGATTATTATACACTACGTGCGCTCATGCTGTAATTTACAGTAGGGAGTACATGGAATCTGCAGTGAATCGCGACTACATGTTGGGTCACGTAGATTTCGAACATAATAGAACTTGGTCTAAGTACACGTATACATATCCCTTAGCATATCAAAAATTTACGGACACAGAAAATAAAAAGGAGGGCTGGGGATACATAGGTAACTTTTTGGATTATATTTTATTTAAACCCATGAAGTTGGATACACAAGTACAACCCGGGTTTGACCGCATCAAACTCATATGTGACTACGTGAGTATCGTATTATTCCTACTATTGTTATTCTATCTAATACGAATTAAAAATTATCTAAGTAAAAAGTAAGATGCCCCTCAGCGATGCAGCCATTACCAAGAAAGTTGGGCAACTGCGTCACACCCAAGGTAAAATCTATGCACCCCTCAAATATTTTAGGGGTCTCACCACTCTCAAGGGGGTTGAGACACGCTATAAAAAGATGCTCAAGAGGGACTACTCCAACTTCAAGACAGATGAGGGACAAAAGACTAAGACTTCCTCCTACACCCAAAAGTTTAGGAAGATGTATCCGGGAGCCAAATCCCTCCCTGAAATTTCTAAGGCTACTAAGATTCCTCTAAGGACTGTCCAAACCATCTACAACAGGGGACTCGCTGCGTGGAGAACCGGGCATCGTCCGGGTGCTTCTCCACAAGCGTGGGGGTATGCTAGGGTCCACAGCTTCGCCACTAAGGGGAAGACATACTACACGGCGGATAAGGATTTAAGGTAGAGCTC